AGTCAGTTGCAATGGATCTTACAAAGGTTGCAATACCAGTTGTGGACCCAGTGCTTACAAGACTAAAGGATCCTGATAATGAGTTATTAGAGAAATCTGCAGCACTGGCAGTTCCACCTGTACTATAGTATAAGGTAGTTCCTGCACCAACATTGGTAGTGTTGACGGTAAAACTTATACTACTGCCCTCATTAACACTAACTGCAGATGGTGTAATGCTGTATATTGCTGGTGGGGGAATATTTCCACTCTGAACTAGACCACCACCAAGACCTTTTACTGTAAAATATTTGTCACCAAGTTCAAAACCACCACCAATAGAAACGGCACTCCCACCAACATTAAATCCTGTAGAAGTGAATGTAAGTGTTGTTGTGGCAGAACCAACTTGTAAATTTACAAAATCGTTCTCCAATCCAGGAAGATATATTAAATTATTTCCAGATACACTAGTTGTCCCAAAACCAACTACAATGGTTCCTGCATTATCAAATAGGGGAACATCAACTCTAGTTTCAGATGTTATACCACTTATGTGGCTCAGCATAATTGGTGAGACTTCTTCAAATCTAGCACTTAAGATTGGTGAAGAGAATACATTTTTATATGCTCTTAAATGAGATTTAAAAGTTTCTTTATTTTGAGAAGTAGGGAGAACTCTTGAGGTATTCATGGTAGTTTAGACGGATCTACATGACTATAAAAACCAGAATCAGTCAAACTATTATATAAATCTGGATTTGATTGTTTTAAATTGTGTGGAGTAACAACAACTCCAGTATAGGTATTTTGTAAATCAACAATATTACTAAGTCCAGGTGTTCCTCCTGAATTAGTTTTTCTTATCTGTCCAGCACCATTAAGCATGGGGTACATATAAACTCCACCAGGAGCAGTGTCAAATATTGCATTTACTTCATCACCAATACCTTGATCTATATTGCCAATCCAATTACCTATGCCATCCAGATTACTATTTGCATACTCGTAGGTATCATAAATTCTCAAATTTCCATTTGAATCAATATTTGGATTTGGTGCTGCGTTTGGATTTCCTGGAAAATTTCCTTCATTAAAAGTAGTTCTTCCATGAATGTAAAATGGAATTGTTCCGGCACCATTATTTGAAACACCTAGATTAACAACCGACAGTTCAATACCTTGATTTACTAAAGTATCATGCAGTTTTTGACCATCTGCTACTGAGTCTGAACCTGCAGTATATCCAAATAAATTAGAACCATTACTTAAATTTTTAGCATATCCTTGTTGAAGTCCATCACGCATTGCTAAATCTCTTGGATTTGATTTTGTTTCCCCTGATATATGATTAAAAGATCCATTTTCATCTGGTGCTTGAATATTATGTTGAACGTGATTATGTACACCTGCCTCACCCGCTTCTATTCCCATTAAAATATTACTAACAAATTCTGTAGCACTGGAAAGAGGTTCTCCAGTTGTAGTATTATATTCTGTTGCGATTTCGCTAGCAATATTTTGTAGTATATTTCCTGCTGCAGTTGCTGCTCTATTTAAAAATCCCAGTGGATTTGGATTTCCACCTGGCCAACCACCTCCAGGTAGAGGAGTATCATCGCCAGGATTTGATCCGCCACTACTACCACCAGAACCACCCCCACCACCATTACCAAATCCGTCCTCTCCGGGCAAAGGACCTAAACTTCCTATAATCCAACCAAGAACTGGTGGAACAGAACCAAACATAATTCCACCTAGACCAAGTATATGATCCCAGGGTGCTGGTGGGTTATATCTTTCTGCTGGATCTGTTGGATCAAATATAGCAACTTCAACGTGAATTAATGGATGACCCACCGTATTCAAATCTCTTGCTTGAATTACAGTTTTAACAACACTTCCCCACCATTCTGCTTTAGATGGATATCCACTTGCACCATCATTTGTAGTATACCAAGGTTGATCTTGATATGCCAGTTGTCCAAGACTTTCACTCTGTGTGCTTATACGAAGTCGTCCTGTAATATTGCCGCCTAAACGCATTCCAAAAGGACCAAGACTATTATTTGCTTCTACAAGGCGTTGTGAAAAACTTGTAAAAGGTCTAATATAATTTCCACCACCACCATAAGACCAGTCAGCAGGTCCTGCCCTTCCTGCAACCGGAGCATAGTTTGGAGTCAAGAAATTAAGTATTCCTGAACCTACTTCGAGTGGTCCTAAAACTGCCATATCAGATAAGAGGTGGAACGTTTACGGTGGTTTCTGTCAAGAAATTACTTGGGCATCTCAACGTATCATAATTTGTACTATTGACACTCACACCAAAACCAACAGTGGTTGGTTGTAGTAGGTAGAATATTCTATTTGGATATGTAGATCTAAACTGTGCCCATTTTGTAGACATTCCAGATACTGATTGACTATCACTTTCATCAATCACACCAATACAAAGTCTCTGAGCACTACTGGGAGTTGAGAATGAGCAACCAGTTGAAATGCCTGCTCTAACTCTTACACTACCCTCAAGAACGATTTCCTTGCCACCATTTGGTTTTGTAAAAAGAATATCGTAAATATATCTTCCAGGTTTAAGTTTTGCTGTGGTGTAGTTGGGAATAGTAAGATTAATTTTACCATTTACTCTGTCAGTAAAACCTATAACAAAACTAGTAGAAGTTGCACTTCCTCTATGCTTTCTTATTTGTGCAGCAGCAGAATAGTTACTAAGATTTACAACCTTACCACCGACCTCAAACATATCATATTCTTGGTCATAGTCGGTACCACTATCTATAGTAATATTATGAACGTATACTGCCGACATTTTTTCTAACTATTTAGAACCAGAGAACGAAGGGCATTATAATAAGTTTCTGGATATGCTGGACCAGGGAAGATATTACTATCACCCTGAACAAACAAAATACCTTGACCTATTTTTTCGTAAGTGGATAATACTTTGTTTCCACTTTCGATTGTATATACGGGAGTTCCTCCTGTGAATATTACGGAAGCATTGTGATTTTCTGTGAGTGGGAATCCACTATTAATTATACTAACTTCAGATGACCTATCAGCATTACCAATAAATGCTTGGTCCACAGTAGTCCTTATTTCTGTGCCTAGCAGTGTAAGCATTGCATTGATATTATCTCTATCAGAACAAGATCTTCCAGTGGCGGCACCATTCCACCATTCAGTGTTTAACCAAATAACACCACCAGCTTGAATATAGGAATTAATTTTAGATAAAGAAGAAGCATCCTCAAGTAAGTCTCTTGTAGTGCTACTGCCAGCATCAAACATACTGCATTGATTGAAGTTCACGCCCATATGAACAACACCATAATCGGTGATATCATCAATACCAATATTATCGTGACCACTTACTGCAGGTGATGATCCAGCAGCAGATGATGTTTCAATGATAACACCCAATCTATCGTAAGTGTAATCAGTTTTCACACAAGTTGGTGTGATATCTGGTGTTGCTAATACATTACCTTCTATAACAATACTCTTCTTACCTGGAGAAGTTCCACCAATATATGTGATACTTACTGCCAAACCAACTGGGTTATCTGCAAAATTATCTGTTCCCGATTGAGTATTTTGTTGTGTAAGTGTAACTGTATGATTACCCTTCGATAAAGATATACTACCTACTCCAACATTGGTGTCACTATAATTAACTGCGTTGAAAGTTGTACTATTAATAGTAACTGTTCCAACGTTATCAGCAGCAGCTTCTATTTGATATGCTCCCGTATATGGGAAGTTAACAACATAAGAATCTGTTTTTACACCGTATGGATCTGGTTGAGAACTTAATGATCCTGATTGTGGAACTCTAGAATACGCATAGGTATTCATAAATGAAGACCAAGCACTGATTGTGAAACCTCTATATGATCCCGAATTGTTTGCATCAAGAGTTGACCAAACTCCAGCATTTGATGAAGATCCTGGTACTTCAGTGAACATCACATCCCAAACATAGCGTCCAGGTTTTACTAATCTTGTTGTTGTAGTTGCTAAAGATACTCTTATTCTTCCGTTCGCTCTGTCTATAAACCCAACATTAAAATCTGCTGTTGCATTGACACTTTCTGGGTGTTTTCTCATTTGAGATGCTGCCGTATACCCAGACAGATTTAATGGGGTGCCATTAATATTATCCAGATAAAAATCTCTGGAAAAATATTCTCCTGTGTTGAGAGTAATATTATTAACGTAGACTGCCATATTATATGACTTTATTGATTATTTATCAAGGGCTTGACAATACTTGATTCCATGAGTAGAGTTGGTTTGTTAGGTTTGAAGATAAATAATAGCTCATATAATACAATAGTATGAGTTATACATGAGTTATGAAAATCCTTGGTTATACCTGGAACGAACTTTTGATACTGATGATGTTGGGGACTACTTTGGTTTTGTTTATAAAATTACCAATCTCTCAAACACACGACAGTACATTGGGAGAAAGTATTTTTGGTCATTTAGAACACCACCAGGTAAAAAACGAAAAGTAAAACAAGAATCTGATTGGAAAAAATATTATGGATCTTGTCCTGAATTGAAAGATGATGTAAAAAAATATGGTAAAGAGATCTTCAGTAGAGAAATATTGAGTTTGCATAAAACCAAAGGTACTTGTAACTTTGAAGAAACAAAACAATTGTTTCTTAACAATGTATTATCTGAGGCACTTGACGACGGAGCTCCTGCGTACTATAATAGTAACATTCTAGGACGCTATATGCGAAAAGATTATGGAAACTTTAGAGCAAACTCTTTGGGTAATCCATAATTGGTCAATTACTCGTGTTAATACTTTACTTGAAGATCCTTCAGAAGATCAATTAATTGATGTACTCGAAGATGCTTATTCTATTCAACAAGAATTTGCTGAATGGTTAAATCCAGACACTGAGGATCATGACGTAGTATCATTAGAATACATAGGAGATGAGGATGGAGGAAACATCTAAAATCTTTAAGAGAAAAATTCTTGAAAGAATTAAATATCTTACAAACCACGGTAAACATCTTGAAGCATCTGCTCTTTATAACAAGTATTTTAAACTATGAAAAAAATTATTGCCTCACTGGTTGCTGCGGCGGCGGTTGCCCTACCTGCCCTTTCAGACCCCCTAAAAGATAACGAATATTATACCAATCATTCGATGGGATGTATGTTACTCAGAGAGTGTAAGGATGAAGTTAAAGAGGTCTTCAGTCTTTTGGATGTTTCTAGTGAGTATCCCAATACTGACGATTTTTATTCTGTTGCTAACGAATTCAACTCTATGCTTGTCGCCCTTAACCAGGTCGGAGTTAACGTGTTTCTAGCAGATGAAAAATATTTCCCAGTAGGACATCGTGGAGTTTATCATACGGTAAGTAATAACTTCTTTCTAAACAAAACATTCATGAAGCGTCCTCACGTATTGATGAGTGTAATGCGTCACGAAGGATGGCACGCTGCACAAGATTGTATGGCAGGTACTATTGACAATAGTTTGATTGCTATTATTCATCATGAGGATGATGTTCCTGAGATGTGGCAAGAGATGGCACGGAGAGCATATGTATTGCAACCCTCTGCTATTCCTTGGGAGAAGGAAGCAACCTGGGCAGGTAAAACTGAAAACATGACTATGAGGGCACTTCAATCTTGTGCTGCAGGTACTATGTGGTCTGATTATGATCCGACTCCAAAGACCCGTGAGTGGTTAGTTGAAAATGGTTATCTTACTAAATAATAAAATCCCAAGATAAATCGGGTAGTCATCCAAGACAAATCCTGTGATAATCTTTTCAGTCTTGTAATTTAGGATTTGTTGTTGGGAAACCAATTATTCACATATGACACATATCACGAGAGATGTGTTAATCAAGACTATCGTTGCCGATCAAATGGTCGGTTGCGGTGGAACTGATTACTTTCAAAACTTAAAAAGTGCATATCATCGTTGGGAACATCAGTCAAGTGATGTTCTGTGTAGAAAATACAATGAATTAAAAAATTGTAATATCAGTGTTGAGATACTTGAACCATAAATAAAGCTGCCTTGTGTGCAGTTAATGTCTGAAGAAGTCAAGAAGGAAGATCCCAAGAAGAAAGGTATTCTTGGGAAGATGAAGGAGGCAGCAAGTGACAAAGAAGAACAACTTGATATTCTGTCTACTTTTGTTAGGCTTGGCATCCTTGTTTGGAGCGGCGGAATACTCACGTTGGCGTACATCCAGTTACCACCTGTACTCGGTATTCCAGAGCAAAAACTAGATCCAACTTTTATCGCGAGTGTCTTTACCGGAGTGCTTGCGACTTTTGGTGTTCAGGCAGCAAAGAAAGGTGGCAATGGAAATGGTAATGGATCTTCCGCTGGTGGTGGCATCAGTAAAGCAGATATGGAAAGATTGATTGCTGCTGCAGCACAAACTGCACCTGCACAAACCATTCGTGTGGAGCAAGCACCAATCAAGTTCATCACTAAGGATGATGAACCACCCGTAAAACCTACCGTATAATCTTATGACCTTCTTTAAATGGACTGCATTAGGAGTTGGTGGTGTTGTTGCCGTAGCACACATCGGTGTTCTGGGACACATCATTACAGCAACCAAAGTGCCAGAAGCACCAGTTATTAATTTCCCTAGGGGAGATTATTCCTCGTATAAGGTAGAGGCAGATAAAGAAGGTTATATTATAGAATATAAAGCAAACGATCCTGCTGTTCTTGAGTCACAAAAATCTTTATCATTAGATAAAGAAAAGAGAGGATTGTTTGGTGGTGGTAATGAAAGTCGCCGTGAGTGGCGCAGAGATCAATACACTATGGATGGCACTAGAAATCTAGGAGGTGCTGTAGACGGCGAGGGAAAGTCTGCAAAAGAAATAGAGTGTATCGTGGCGGACGCTGGAGCACGGTCACAAGGTGCGATGGCGGGAACTAGTATTGCTGCTGGAGTCGGTGTTCCTGCTGTGATTGGCATCCCATATGTTGGATGGTTAGCTGCTGGTTGGGTATCACTTTTAGGTGGCAGAATAGGTTCTGCTGCTGGATCTACCGTTGGTTCTATGCTTAATGACTGCTAATGAAATTTGAATTGACAATGGAGGATTACACTATTATCCTCAATGCGCTACACTATTATAAAAAAATTGATAAGAGAGGAAACTTTAAGCAGTATAATGATGAGCATATTAATAAGTTGAGAGATAAGATGGCATATCAATTAATTCCTTCCGCACAGAGTGGAAATAGATTATGATGAGCGGAATATTTGTATTTGCCTTTGTGCTATTACTTACAATAGGAATGGAACTTACTTTACCAGTTAAAAAATGAATTTGTTATTACGTCCTCTAGACAATCCAGACGATCCTGTGTGGTCAGTAATTATATTAGTAATCATTGCTGTAGGATTAGCATTAGGATATGTTGTATACATATTAGGGGAAGCATTTGAGGAGTTGAAAGATGCCGAACCAGATCGAACTCAAGGACGCACAACAGGATCAGGAGATAGCACTCCTGAAACACAGAGTTGAGCAACTTGAAGGTGGTGGAGACTCTGATATGGTTGACGAACTTCGTGCGCGAGTTCGTAAATTGGAAAAGTGGGTATGGGGTGCTGGTGCCGTCATATCAGCAGCAATCATTTTATTAGGAATAGTAATGGCAGCAGATGCCAAGGAGATGAATTATGGGATCGATGACACCACCAAGCAGGAAGTCCTGCTACAACTTCCGAGTCACAGAGATTAATCGTGTTCTTGACGGGGATACTATTGATGTCACCATTGATCTGGGGTTTGATCTATACAAGAAAGAAAGAGTTAGAATTGCAGGCGTTGATACACCAGAGAAAAGGACGAGAAACCTAGAGGAGAAGGCACTTGGAATCGACGCAACCAACTGGCTCAAAGAAAAACTGGAGAGTACTATCGCTGGTGACGATGAGTTGTCTGTTAGGACTGAACTTGTTGGTGGCGTCGGTAAATATGGGCGTCTTCTTGGTTGGCTTTACATTGGGGACGCAGATGTGTCACTCAACGAACAAATGATCGAGGAGGGTTACGCTCATGCATACGACGGAGGAACAAAAGATATGGATCTCGAAGCACTCCGAGAGATCCGAAGAGTACACGGTACATTGGTGTAGGAGTGCTGTCTGTGGATCTACCCCCTTTATCCCAGACTCTGAATTTGGAGGGGAAAACTGCGAATTAACTTGTAACATTACAGAGGATTAAAATGAGAAGAGAAATGATTGATGCACTCAAATCGAGTGCTATTGGAAACATCAAAAGAGCCAAGATGAATGTCGAGGTTTACTTTAGAAGTCCTGTTGGTATTGGTGAGCATCCAGATATTATGAGTGCTATCCAAGATCAAATTGATTTGATTGCAAAGGAACAAGAACGTATTGACGTTTTAGAAAAATACTTTGATGAAGACTAGATAGTATAATGACACTGATAAAATCATGCAAAAAGTAATTAATGTTTTAGCAGTCCTATCATTTGTAGGAACTGCGGGTATCGTCGGTGGCGGTACTGCACTATATCTCAATAAGGATTCTATTGTTGAGAATATCAAATCTCAAGTTGCTGCTGCAGCAGCAGAAGCAATTACTGGTGCTCTTCCTGGAATGATGGATTCTGCAATGCCAGAACTTCCTGATGCTACTGGTGGTGCTATGGGTATGCCTGCTGCTACTGGTGGCGCAGTTCCATTCTAATAATGAAAGACTTAAAGGTTCCTTTCGCGATTGTATCATTCCTACTTGTTCAGGGTGCTGGTGCGGTATGGTGGGCATCCCAAGTTGATGGTAGGGTAAAGAGTTTAGAAACTCTGAGTCTTAATCTTGCAAAAGAAAATAGAAGATACATTGAACAGGTTATCCAACCTTCGTATGGGATTAGTAGTTCCTGGAAAAATCAATACCATGATGAATGGGTATTGAAAGGTGGTTGGAAAGACTGATGGATATACCCAATATTAGTATTCCGAATAATAATATTCGTATTAGTGATATTCGGGATTTGAATATTAATGTAATGCCTGATTGGATGGTTAATCCTCCACAGGCACTACCAGTTTACCCACCCGTGACTACACAGGTGGGTGTTCCTATTGTTAATATACCTGGATGTGTTGAGTCTCATAGAGATAGTAGTGAAAATCAAACACTCAAAGAAGAAGATAAGGATGGTGTTCAGGTATTCTGTGATGCAGGAACACCTAGTTATAATCCAATAGATTATGATCCACGTAGGTTAAAGATAACAACAGAGTCTCCTCCACCTCCAGTCGTCCCAAACACTCCAGAATCAAAAGCACCACCAACTCCTGATGCACCATCAGCTCCTAAAACAGATGCTGCAAAAGCAGAGTGTCCTAGTAGAGCACAAGAATTAAAAAACCCTGTAGGAAAGATCCTAGAGGGTAATAAAAAGATTACTGGGTATGAGACAGTAGGAAAAGAATGTCTCCCCGTATTTGAAAATTTAAATATTCCTGATCAGATTGTCCAAAACATACCATCAGCAGGTATGATAACTGTTACTGCATCTATTGCTGTGGTGGCAACGACCTCGGCACTGCTTGCAAAACCTCTTGCTGACCTTTTGTTAAAAGTGGTGAAACCTGTGACGAAGAAGGTTGTGAAGAAGATTGCTGCCTTACGGGGTAAGAAACCCCCGGTACTGTCTGCGACTGAGAGGAAGGCGGAGCAACGCGACCGGAACCGGGCGATAAAGATCCTACGGTCGGCACTGAAACCGAAGGGATAGAGTGACGATGTTGCTTAACTGCATTAACATTTTGAACTATCACGTCTGCACATATTTTAAAATAAGGGCTTCTAGGATGAAAACTGATTCCCCTTTGCATGAGTTCGCCACAATTCTTCAAACGAGCTATCTCAAAGTCTAATCTTTTATTAGCAATCAACTGTTGTTGCATCTGAATCTGAGTATCTGCTGCTTGTTTACAACGTTCTTGTAGACCACCATCAAGTGGGAAAGAGATTGTTGCAGATAAACCAAGACTGGTACTGTAATTTCTAGTGTCACCAGTTCTTACTGGTTTTTCCCAGAGTTCTGATCCTGGATTATCGGGGACACCATCTCCCATCATTTCCATAACTGTGATGGGCATATCTGCACCATCTTCATAGGCACGTACAGTCTCACCTGCAGAGTTTGTATATGTCCTATCATCATAATGATCCGACCAAGGCCAGTTCTTTACATTTCTGGTAACTTCTACTAGTTGACCTTCAAAATCTCTGTTATCATATTGAGGTTCCATGTAGTGTGTCTCAAATGGATCCTTCTCATTACGAGCATGAGTAATGAATGGTGTGATATTAGCAGTCGGTCCTTGACAAGCAATGCCACCACCATATTGATTCGTGATGTATGGTCCTTGTAAAACCTGAATAGCTTGGTTGGTCACTGAGCCTGAACTATTAGCGATTGGGTTTGCAGTCGCAGAAACACCTCCCACATCAGCAGCACTGACGGGGGAGGATACTAGTAAAGCAATTACTGGGTAAAGATACTTGTGGTATCGGTTATGCTGGTAACCTCTGTGGTTCTTTGAATCACTGTTTGATTCGTTACCCCTGGTCCCATGTAGGTCTGAGTGAACTGGAACGCTGCTCCTGGTTCTGCGATTGTGAAACTCTGTCCATTTAAATCGAGACCAGAGTTGGCGCTTGTTACTTGCCCCTCTGTTCCTCCTAATGGATTCACGATCACTGAGTTTGTTGTTGGGTTTGGACTGAGGGATTGCCCCCCGTTGGTCACGTTTGAACCCGATACTGAATATTGCCATCCTGTTGCATAATCTATAGAGTTAATCGTTTCAGTCACCTTCGACGTTGTTTCCGTGTGACTCGTCATAGATCCCTG